CTGATCCCGGCGCCGGAAAGCAGCTCTCGCCAACCGGCCGATTCCTTGGTGGTCACGACCACGCTTTCGCCGGTGATCGACATCTGCGTCGTTCGCAGACCGGCCACGGTGGTATATGCAGGCGGCGTGTTGCCGTCGCCGATCTTGAGAAGGAAGGCACTGCCTTTCTGGGCGCTCATCACGCTGTCTCCGTATCAATTGGAAGGGAAGGATCAGTTCGCCAGAAGGCGGAACCGGTATTCGAGCAGGACGGCACGCGTCGTGCCGCCGCGCTGTTCGGTGCGGGCGCGCAGGAAATGGATGTTCGCGATTTCGAACCCGTCTTGCGCGGCCGGGATGCTGCGAATGGCGTCCTCGATTGCGCGGATCAGGGTGGATGCGGTTTCCGGTGCATCGCCCCGAGTTTGCAGCTCTACCGCGATACGAACCTCGCGGCCCTCGTGCGTCTTCGTGCTCCAGTCTGTGCTCGCGCTGGCGACAATGGCGAGCCAGGGAAGGCTTGCGCGAAGCGGTGCTTCCTCGCTTATCGCGTTAAGCTCGGCGGACAGCGCCGGGTGCGTGGACAAATGGCCAAGCAACGCGGCACGCAGTGCGATTTCCATGATGGTCTAGTCCTTGTAGCGGGGCGCGATGTCGGGCCAGAGCAAGTCTGCGCGGCGCCATCGGTTCGCCCGGGAGAGCCCTGCTGCGCCTTTGGACCGGGCGGAGACCGCTCGCTTGACGGCGGCCGTCACCCTGCGCGTAAAAGCGGAGGCGTTCCATTCGGCCTCGATCATGCGATGCGAAGCCTGCGCCATGGCTGCCACAAGGCGACCACTGCACGCGGCGGTGCGGTTTCGGCATTTCCGGTTTCGCGCTGGCGATGGTGATGGGCCGCCAGCCGTATTACGCCTTGGCGCAGGGCATCTGGCAGGCTGTCCCAATCGGGCGCGATCCCGGCTGTGAAGCGGACCGCGACGCGGCTTTCACCGACCGGACCGATAAGGCGAAAACGGCCGCTGCCATCCGCATCGATGTCGAATTCGTAAATGCCGCCTGGAAGAGCCGCGCGGCTGCCGTTCGCGGCGATACTTTCCATGGAATCGATGCTGGCGAGCGGGCGGGTCGACAAGCGTTGCCAGCCTGAAAGAGAGAGGACGCGGGGACGGACAGGCCAGATCTCCTCGCACACCGCCTCTATCGGGCGTGCGCCGGTGTATGCCTCGCATATGTCGAGAGAGGCATTGATCAGATTGCCAAGCAGCGCGTCTTCGCGCGTGGTATTTATGCCCAACCATTCCTTTAGCTCGGCAAGTGCCGAAGCGGGCAGGGCAGGGGGCGCAAGAACGGCGCGCTTCATATCGTGCTGCCTTTCGAAAGCCGTGAAAAGGGCGGAAGCGCCCGGACCGGGAGGGGAAACCGGGCGGGCGCTTCCGTTAAAGGCAGGTCATGGTCGGCAAGGGGGAGGCCGGCCATGACCCGGCGGGGGCCGCGTGCCCTGCGCTTGACGCTTAGGGTGCGGCGGGTCCCGACTTTGGGCCGGTTATCAGGCCTCGATCTTGAGAATCTTGATCGCGTCGCTGTCGAGCACCTGGCCGCCGATCCGCTTCGTTGCGTAGAAGTGGACGAACGGCTTGTTCGAGAACGGATCGCGCAGGATCGAAGTCGCCGAACGCTCGGCAATCAGATAGCCGCTGCGGAAATTGCCGAAGGCGATCGGGGTTGCGCCTGCGGCAATGTCGGGCATGTCTTCGGCCTCGATGATCGGATAGCCTAGAAGGCGGTCGGGCTGCCCCTCGATAAGACCCGGCTGCCACAGGAAAGCACCGTCCGATGTCTTCAATTTGCGGACCGAGGCCATCGTAGCGGAATTCATGACCCAGCTCGCGCCCTGACGGTGCGAGGCCTTGAGCGTGTGGACCAGATCGATCAGCTTCGCTTCGGGTTCGCTATCGAACCCCGAGGCATTGCCCGAACCGACATACTGCAGCGCGCCGAATGCACGGGCACCGTCGTTGGCCGTGGCCTGTGCTGCCTGAAGGAAGCCCATGGGCTGATTGACACCCGTTCCGTTCACGAAGGCTGCACCTTCGGCGCGGGCGAACTCGGTCGCAATTTCGTCGGAAAGCCATGCTTCCAGATCGAAACCGGCATCGTCGAGCATCGCCTGGCTTGCTGCCGGGTTGGCATAGAGTTCGCCCGACGGCGGCGCGATTTCGTGGAAGGTCGGCGTTGCGGTTTCGGAACGGCTGGCCGTCTCGCTGACCCAGCCTGACGAGAAGCCGCCGCCGGTCACCAGCTTGCGATATCCCGCGCTGCCGGTCTGGACGACTTGTGCGATCTGGCGGATCGGGCTGATGTCCTTGAGCGAGCGTGCGATCATCGCATCCAGTTCGCGCGGAACCGCATAGCCGCCATCGGAGGCAATTGCCCCCGAGATCGACTTGAGTTCGGTTTCGCGGCCCTGACGCAGGTAGCTGTTGACGAAGCCTTTCACTTCGGCGCTCATCATCGTGGGCGTGCCGGTCTGTCCGCCTTCGATAACGGGACGGGCGGCCGCGCGGCTGACCTTGTCGAGGCGGGTTTTCACTTCCTCGACATCGCGGCGCAGGCCCTTGATCGATTCGTCGGTTGCGTCCTGACGCGCGACGATGTCGAAGGAAGCGTCGAGACCTTCCATCTTGGTTTCCATATTCATGGGGCAATTCACCTTTCACACATGAAAAAGGCCGCCCCATTCAGGCGGCCGTCGGGATGCTGCAGCAAGGCGCAGCTTCGATCCGCGCCCGGCAAGGCGCGAAAAAGAGAAGTTCAGACTACGAAATGCACGCGGGCACCGGCCTGCATGGGCCGGGTGACGAGGCTGACTTCGAAAATGTCGACTTCGGCGATCTCGCGGCCCTGGCGGCCATCGCCGAGGGTGATCTGTTTCGATGCCTTTGCGCGGTAGCCGAACGAAAGGCCGGAAATCTTGTGGTCGCGCAGCATCCGGGCCGCTCCGCTTTCGGGATCGTCGATGCGGGCGACTACGCGCAGTCCGCGTTCGTCTTCGCCGATACGTTCGACCCAGCCGATCTGCTGGTCGGGCCGGTGTTGCCACAGCAAGGGGATCGCATCGCTGGCAAGCCGCCTTTCGCCCAGGCTTTTCTCGAACGCGCCGGGAAGCACCACGTCGCGGCCCGCATCGACCGCGTTGAAAAGAGCGGCATAGCCTGCAAAGTGGACGGCATCGAAGCCGGTTGTGAACTTGGTTTCCATTTTCATCGGACGAATTCTCCAAAACCGAACCTGATGGCGATTGCGAATAGGAGCAGTGCAAGAACCCCGCGCACGGCCCAGTCGATCGCCGCGCGCCATGCGCTTCGCTTGGCGTCGCGCCACGCCCGCAAAAGCTCTCGCAATTCGGCGAGGTCGTCATGGGCGCCGGCATCGTCGAGACCCATGCGGGTCAGGACACGCGATGCGCCCAGTTCGCTCGCCTCCTCGACAACGGCGCGCAACGTGACAAAGTCGCCGCCGCTGTCTTCTGCCTGCGCCAGAAGGCGTGCCAGCAATTCCTCGCGGCTCATCGCTTAGCCTCCTTTTCGCTCTCCTCGCTCGGCGCATCTGCCGGGGCGAGCGGGGGCAGGCCCAGCATTGCGCGCTTTTCAGCGTCGGTCAGGAACTTGGCATCGTTCAATTGCGACCATTGTTTTTCGCGATCTTCCGAAAGGGCCGGGACCCGGTCGAGATCGACGTTCATCTCGATGTCGGGAAACCAAGGGGACAAACCTTCGGCAATCGCGGTCAGAACCTTGCCGGCGAGAGGCAGGAGCGTGAGCCGCCACAGTGCGCGATTGGCCTCTTTATAGTTCGAATACGTGTTGTCGCCCGGCAATCCGAGCAGCATCGGCGGAACGCCGAAGGCGAGCGAGATGTCGCGCGCCGCGGCGCTTTTCAGCGTTGCGAAATCCATGTCGGCGGGCGACATCGAAAGCGATTGCCACTTCAGCCCCCCTTCGAGGAGCATGGGCCGCCCAGCATTGTTCGCGCCCTGGAACGCTGCGGCGAGTTCGGCCTTCAAACGCTCGAACTGATCGCTTGTCAGGGCGGCTCCGTCGCCAGCATCGTAAACCAATGCACCAGAGGGGCGGGCCGCATTTTCAAGCAATACGCGGTTCCAGTTCGCGGCAGCATTGTGGATGGCCACCGCTTCGTTCGCGGCTGACAGACATCCGGCGCCGTAATGGTCATCACCAGGGTGGAAAGTGCGAATGTGGACGATATTCGGATATTGCGCGTCATCTTCGATGGGGATCGTGACCTGCGTGTCCCCCACGCGGTAGCGATAGGCGACGGGCCAGCCATCGCCGCCCGGCTCGATACTCAGCCGCTCGGGGCGCAAGGCGAAGAGTTCGACCGGACGGTTCGATGCGTCCTTGATGATCTGTACATAGGCGTTGCCGTGCAGAAGCACTTGCGCCGCCAGCGTTTCCAGAAGCGATTGGCCTGCGCTCGTCGCGGTGACGAGCCTGCGCAAGTCATCGTCCGGGATTTTGAGCGGCGCACTGGCAACGCCTTCGGCGACCATGCGCACAGCGCGCTGTGCGACCGGATTATCAAGATAGGCCCTGCCGACCGCGCTACGATATTCGTAGGCGAGGGCACCGCTGGCGCCATCGGCGAACAGCCAGGGCGAGGCGAAGGGCCGCGCCAATTGCGGTCGCTCCGCCGGGGCACTGCCCTTGAAGGCAGCACCCAGCGCTTCGAAAAACGACATGGAAGTCTCCTGTTCTGTACGATTCTGGCGGGTGCTACTGCACCCAGATTCGCGGCCGTCCCCGGCCGCCAAGCATCAATTCACTTAGCGCCCAGACCAGGGCATCGGCCCTGTCCGGCGATCGGTTGGGGCCTTTGTATCCGCCGCCTGTCTGCAATCCGGTCAGCTCATCCTCCAGAGCGGGGAATGATCCGGCGTGAAACACGCGGCCGGCATCGTATAAAGCCGCCACCGGTTCGGCGCGGGCCACTTTGCCCCGGCTGGCATGGACGAGCCTGATCGGCATGTTCACTGCCGCCGCGCGCAGTACGCTTTCGACCATTGCGCCGCCCTGGTTCGCCTCGGCAATAACGC